CGATGCGGCCGACATCGTCAGCGGCGTGCTCGACGTCGCGCGCCTCGGCACCGGCACGCCGAGCGCGCAGACGTACCTTGATGGCAGCGGCGCGTGGAGCGAGGTGCAGCAGGTGCGCCTTGCGTGCAAGAACACGAGCGCGTCGACGATCACTGCCGGCACGCCCGTCGTCGCGACTGGCAGCGTCGGCGCAAGCGGGCAGGTAGAGATCGGCCCTGCTGCTGCGAACAGCGCGAGCACGATGCCGGCCATCGGCTGCGTCGAGGAGGACATCGCTGCCGGCGACGTCGGCCATGTCATCGCGCTCGGCGTGATCCGGCAGATCGACACGCAGACGCCGGGCTGGACGATCAACCAGACGCTGTACGTCGGCAGTGCCGGCGGACTGACGAGCACGAGGCCGACTGCGACGACTGACCGCGTGCAGAACATCGCGCGCGTGATCCGCGTCGCGACGTCGACCGGCGAGATCCTCGTCTTGGGCGCAGGCCGCACGAACGACGTGCCGAACTACGCAGCGACGACGCTGCTCGGACGCGGCAGCGCGAGCGGCGCAGGGCCGGCGCAGGAGATCACCATCGGCAGCGGCTTGTCGCTGTCAGGCACGACACTCTCAAGCACAGGCGGCGGCGGCGGACTCAGCGACGGCGACTACGGCGACGTGACCGTCAGCGGCAGCGGCACGGCGATCAACATCGACGACGACGCAGTCACCTACGCCAAGATCCAGAACGTCAGCGAGTCCAACCGACTGCTCGGACGCAGCAGTGCCGGCGCAGGCAACGTCGAAGAGATCACCTGCACGTCTGCAGGTCGCGCGCTGCTCGACGATGCAGACGCGGACGCGCAGCGCACGACGCTCGGCCTCGGATCAGCGGCAACGAGCAACACGGGCGACTTCGCCGCAGCCGTTCACACGCACGCGGCGACCGACATCACCAGCGGCACGCTCGACATTGCTCGCATCCCGACTGGCACGACGAGCACGACGGTGTGCATCGGCAACGACGCGCGCCTTTCTGACGCACGCACGCCGACGTCGCACACTCACGCTGCTGCGGACATCACGTCGGGCACGATGGCGACGGCGCGGCTCGGCAGCGGCACGGCCAACAGCACGACGTTCCTGCGCGGCGACCAGACCTGGGCGACGCCGGCCGGCGGCGGCAGCAACGAGGTCAAGTTCGCGAACGCTGGCATGACCGGCGTCAACGTAGCGAGCACGACGCTGGTCGATCTCGTCAGCAAGACGCTGACCGTGGCCGCTGGCGACACGCTGGAGATCGAGTTGGTTGGGACGATCTCTAACAACAGCGGCACGACGCGCACATACACCATCGAGGCCGAGCTAGGTGCGTTCGGCGTGACGTGCGTTGACGGCACGACGGTCGCGGCGAGCGCGACGAACAGGGCACCGATCAAGGTGCGCGCCGTGTACAGCGTGGCCTCGACCAGCAGCGCAGGCGTCGTTGTGTTCAGCGAACGCGCTGCGCCGGGTGCTGCAGACGCTGGCCTGAGCATCGCGACGACGACGTACAGGCACGCGTGGCACACCAGCGCGTCGAACTTGACCGGCTCGCAGGCGATCAAGCTGCGTTGCTTGTCGAGCGCGGCGACGGCGACGCAGACGTTCACCGTGCATTCGTTCATCGTGCGCCAGTACGCGCAGGCTCTCTGATGGCCGGCAACCCCAAGCTGATCCTCTACAACAAGCACGTCGAACCCGGCGGCTCGCTGCTGCACTGGTGCGTCGACTACAGGCTGACCGAAGAGGTCGAAGGCATCACGACAGGCGATGTCGGCTACGAGCCAGACCCGTTCCTGACCAACGCAGACATCCTGGAAGCCTTGAAGTCGCTCGTCGTCACCGACATCAACGGCCGTCAGTCCACCTACACCTTCCTCGTCGACGACGTCGTGGACTGGGAGTCCAGCTAACCATGCCAAGCACCTCGAAAGCTCAAGCTCGTCTCATGGCCGCAGCCGCGCACAACGCCACGTTCGCCAAGAAGGCCGGCGTGCCGCAGTCAGTCGCGCACGAGTACAACGAAGCCGACAGCGCGAAGCGCAAGCGTGGCTACGCCGCCGCGCTCAAGCGCAAGCGCAAGATGAACAGCAACGGTTACGGGTCGTGACGTCACGCACGCGCAACGCCATGGTCGGTGTCGACGACCGTGGCTACCGAGTCGGCGCAACGCACCACAACGCCACGCTGCCGGACTCCGTTGTTCGCGCCGTGCGCGACGCCCGCGAGTACGACGGCCGCAGCTACGACTGGATCGCCAAGAACATGGGCATTCCGAAGTCGACCGTCGCGAAGCTCTGCAAGTACGAACGCCGCGCGATCACGCCGACGAGATGGAAGCGCGGCACGCGCGAGACGAACGAGGCACCATGACGACGCGCAAGCCGATCTACAACCCTGCCGACTTCACCGAAGAGATCTGCGAGTGGCTTGCTGCAGGCAAGACGTTGGCGAGTTACTGCAGACAACCCAACAAGCCCTCTGTGCGCCTCGTGTACGAGTGGAGGGCGAGCGACGTAGAGTTCGCCGCACGCTTCGCGCGCGCACGCGAGGCCGGCTTCGACGTGATGGCCGACGACCTTGAGCAGATCGCCGAGGAGCCGAGCGAGCATCCTGATGACGTCGCGCACCGGAAGCTGCGCGTGTGGACTCGGCTGCAGCTACTGGCGCGATGGTCGCCGAGGTACAGCGAGCGCAGCACGGTGCAGGTGGGCGGCGATCCGGCTGGTGTGCCGATCCAGATCGACGACGCCGAGCGCGTCAGGCGGATCGAGTCGCTGCTGGCGACGGCGGCTGCGAGGAAGGCATCGCAGCAGGGCGCAGATGATGCAGGAACGACGTAGCCACTCGCTGACACAATCTGTCGCAGAATCTGGTGGATTTCGCAGAAAGTTGCTACTCTGTGACGCAGCGCACACCGGAGCCGGCGCGGTGGCTGTTGTTCTTGTTCATGCCTCTCAGCACCAGCACCAGATAGACGACGTTCCCTCCCTAGATCCGAAGCGAAACGCCGCGCCGGCTCCACTCTCATGCTCGACCCTGGCACGCTCGCAGCCCTGACGCCCGACGAGCGCGCCGAGCTAGACCGCCTGCTGGCTGCTGACCGCAGGCCGTGGCGACCGCTGCCGGGGCCGCAGAGCCTCGCGCTGGAGTCGCCTGCGCAGGTCGTCGGGTTCGGTGGTGCTGCCGGCGGCGGCAAGACCGACCTCGCCATCGGCCTCGCGCTGACGCGTCACCTGCGCACGGGCCTGTTCCGGCAGAACGGCACCGAACTCCAAGGCGTGACCGACCGCATCGCCGAGGTGCTCGGCACGCGCGACGGGTTCAACGGCTCCGACCGCATCTGGCGGTTCCGCCGCTGGGACGGCCGCGACGCGCAGGTCGAGCTAGGCTCGTTCCCCTCGCCCGGCGACGTGCGCAAGTACCAGGGCCGGCCGCACGACCTGCTGATCTTCGACGAGGCCAGCAACATGCGCCAGGAGGACGTGCGCTTCCTGATGGGCTGGCTGCGCACGACCGAGCAGGGCCAGCGGTGCCGCGTCCTGATGACGTTCAACCCGCCGACCAGTGCCGAAGGTCGGTGGGTCGTCGGCTACTTCGCGCCGTGGCTGGACCGCGCTCATCCTCGGCCTGCCAAGGCGGGAGAAGTCCGATGGTACGCCGTGATCGACGGCAAGGACGTCGAGGTCGACGGGCCGGCGCAGGTCGAGCACAACGGCCAGCGCATCACGCCGCAGTCGAGGACGTTCGTGCCGTCGAGGGTGACCGACAACCCGTACCTGATGGCGACCGGCTACACCGCGACGCTCGACGCGCTGCCCGAGCCGCTGCGGTCGCAGATGAGGTACGGCGACTTCGCCGCCGGCATCGAGGACGACCCCTGGCAGGTGATCCCCACGGCCTGGGTCGAGGCGGCGATGGCCCGCTGGCTGCGTCCTGGCACGCTGCCGCCGATGGACTCGGTGGGCGTCGACGTTGCCCGTGGCGGTCGCGACTCGACGGTGATCGCTCGCCGGCACGG